CTTCTTTGGCAGAAGCAATCAAGTATTCGAAAATAGGCAGAGTGAAACTGTGCCCTTTTCGGCCTGAATTGAAAGCGAAGCTTTCCTTCAGGCTGTGGTGCCCAGTCGGGAGGCCCGATCTGGTACCACAATGTATGAAACCCTACATGGAGGGTGTTCATCACATTTCTGCAAAGCAAGTGCCAAGTGCACTTACTTTGAGACACGCCGGGTCAGCTTCGGTCGAAGCTAATACCGGTGTACTCCTTGAGGCGGGATTCCGCATCGAGGAGTTCTCTGGTAAAGAGAGAATTACTCTTTCCAGAGATGTGGAGTATCACCAACCTGGTGAGTACTCCACGGTGGAAGACCTACTAGACGTAGAGTCTTTCACCTCGACTTTGTCGTCGCTGACTGCGCACGACAAAGACGATTTCGAAGATTTCACCGAAGTGAAACCTAAGAAATATAACCGACCTCCGAGGGGAACCCATCGGAGGATCGAGTATGAGGACTTCTTCTCAGTAATGACAGGAAGATTCCTCGCAGACACTAATGATCTCAAAGTGAGACCAAGAGTGCTGATTTGGCAAGGAGACGTCAAGCGCCTCCAAGATCCAATTAGTTCCGGTTTCTTCCGATGGGAGAAATACGGAGCTACGCGTCCGAAAAACCGAGTTCGGTTTCAGGACGTGTCTTCACCGGAAATCCAGATGGATTTCCTGATGAGGCATACACATTGGGGAAACAAGCTTTTCCTCATGTGTAAGGAAGAAGCTTCTTACGAGAACGGAGAAGCCCTTCCCGAGCAGTTTCGCGGTAACAAACCGCGGACTGCCCGCCTACTCAAGAAAACTTTAAAGCATTTCTTGAGTGGTTTGCCAGACCCTCGGTGGACCGAGGATTTTGCAAAGAGCGTTTATGAGGATACTTCTCCTCGTCACCGCTACAGCCGTTCAACACGTCTACTAGAAGTGTTGAAAACGGTCGACGGTATAACTGTCCAAAGAATGGTCAGTTATCCGCACGAGCAATGGTCATATGAAAAATATGACGTTCTCGTTTTGAGTCTTATCTGGGAGTTAATCTCAGATGAGTTTCTCGACGGACAATTGAAAGAAAATGCTTTCAACATCCGTACTCGGTTTTCTGAGCTGAAGACAGCCAGGAAACTGATCAAGCATGCCACCTTGAATAAGATGACTGACTTGGGGAAGCACGTACATTTTAATAAAAATGCACGGTGGCTTCGCTTTCTCCTACCTCTTTATGAAGAGATGAAGAAAGAAGGTGACCGTACCAGGAAACTTTACCTGGCCGGTACCCTATCACAAACTCGAGGAGCTGGAAAGCCTCCCCTGCTTGTGAACTTACAATCTAAGGTAAAGTTCCTTAAGACTGTAAGTATTCCGGATACGATGAGTGATACTTCCTTATCGATTATCCGTGCTGCGATGAGTTCAATTCTGTCTGAATTGCCCGATCGCATTTTTACCGGGTTAAGCACGAAAGCGCGAATCACGGTAAACGCCAACAGCACCTGGGAGAAGACCCAGGCGGAAGCTGGCACTCTGGCTGCAGTACAGGAGTTCTGTCAGTCTAGAGCACTCGGTGACAAGGCCATGGTATATGACCTCGAAACCGGACAGCCCTTGCATACTCTGGAAGAGGATGCAACGGCCGGAGAGTATATCTTCTGGCGAGCGCTAGAAGAGGTACTCTGGCTTACACCAGAGCAACGCAAAGACGCGATGCTCGTGGTGGTGGACGAACCTGGTAAGAGTAGATCTGTTACCAAGATTCGCGCTTGTATTAAGATCGTTCTCGATGTTATTAACAAGATCTGTGCGGTCCCTTTGGAAAAGGGATTCGACAGTAGCCATAGCGGGATGCGCGCCGCGCATCACGCTTGGAATAGCTTCAAGTCTTACGAATCGAAAGACTATGAAGATATCCTCTTTAATGTAGATGAATACACTAGAGAGGACTTTGCAGATTTTGCGGTTATCCGCAAAGTCTACAAACGCGTTTTCGTAACCTCTACAGATTACGAAACCGCGACCGACTTCTTGTCACATAAAGTGGCAAGAGAGATCGGCGTACAGTGGATGCTGAAATGCGGCATCCCCCGTATCTTACGAGGTCTCGTATGCGAGATCGCATACGGCCCTCGGAACATCTACTTCTATGGAAGTAACATAGAAATAGGTGTCCTGGTTGATCCTGAGAAGAAACTCAGGAAAATCCAGACTTGTAGGGGGGTTCTCATGGGAGACCCTCTTACAAAGATTATCTTGCACTTTGTAAACATAGTGACAAGATACATCGTACTGAAGATCGCAAACAGCGATCTCCTAGTACGGGCCTTTGGGCCGGTGGAAGCCATCGGCACAAAGGAAATAATGTTAGAAATTCTTGATTTCTAACATTATTGGAACCAGGAGATATCGCGTGGTATCCCCTGGCCCACTTAAC